GGCGATCCTCGCCGCCACCGCCGGGGCTTTGGCCCTGAACACCCGCCAGCCCTTCGCGTGCCTGTACCAGCTCTGGGTGCTGACCTCCCTGCCGGTCTGGTCCCCCGCCTTGCCGCCCTTCGCCCTGCCGTTCTCGTCGATCCTAGCCGATCCCAGTTTAACCGCCATCGTATTATCACGCTCCTTTGTCTCGTCAGTCGTGTCTGTCCTCTCTGTATCACCCTTGAAGAAACTCAGGGGCTTCGTCCCCATGAGCACGTCCACGTCCACGTCCCCGCTGATGCCCGGGGCTTTGCCTTTGCTGGTGTACTGCCACATATCGCATGGATAGTCCGGGGGCGTGTGCTTCCGGCCATCGTTGACGCCATAGCGGGGTATCCACACGTAAGCGTACCGTCCATAGTCCAGCGCGTAGTCCTTATAGACGTTGTGGCCGATGTACACCGCCACCCGGATGTCGTCACCTCGCAAGCGGCGCAGCTCCGCCTCAAACGCCTCGGCCACGGCCCGGGCCTTGCGCTTGCTGACGCCCCATTCCCCCTCGCAGTCCAGCACCCAAAACATCGGTTTGTAGTCGCCCACGCTGTCGCTGAACAACTTCGCCGCTTTTCTCGCCCTGGCCTCGGTGGTGCAGTAGAGGAAATGGTAGGCGTGCCAGGGTATGCCCCGGCGGGTGGCTTCGTGCGCGTTGCGGTCAAACTGGGGGTCTTTGGCCTTACCGCTGGCCTTGATGATGACGAAGTCCAGCGCCGGGGCCAGCGCGTCCCAGTCGATGGTGCCTTGATACTTGCTGACGTCAGCGATAAGCCTATCAGCGTTGGTCTTGCTCATTATTGATCTCCTGCTGCTCCGTCCTTCGGTCAAAAATTCGCTGCATCACAGCGCCGTTCTCGTAGATGAGGAACGCGGCATGATAGGGAATCCCGCTGAGCGCCGCCGCCGCGCAGATGGTGTAGAACTTCGCCAGCGCCTGGTTCTCATTGTCATAGTGATCGTAAAGTAGTCCCTTGCTGCCGTCCTCGCGGACCTGGTTTTCAACTGTGGTGTATAGCTTTTCCATTATAAATCCCTCCTTGTCGTTTGTTCGCATTATCCGATACTATAGGTTATGGTGGCCGTTCCGCCGACCGTCGTCGTGTCGCCATAATAGCTGATCTTCGACAGGTTGTTATACTCGATCCAAACACTGCCGGATGTGATGAGCTTGCCACTATTGGCAAACAATGGCGCGGTATAGTCAAGCTGTGCCGGCAAAATGCTGCTGTCTATTTCTGTTATTAAAGCGCTCCCGTCTGCTACATTGGTTTTTACGTAAAGCGATAGCTGTACGATATTGCCCGTTCGCTTGGCAAAACGCAATTCGCATTTTGTCGAATCAACCGTAAAAAGGCCAAACACACTCGTAGTCGTGAACTTGGCGTCCACCGCATCCTTGTCGTAGTGGTCTAAGACGGTGACTTTTCCATCGGTATTTCTGCTTATAATAAACTTTCCTTCGTTCACAAAGGCAGAGCCCGTGTAGTAGCCATCCGACCAGAGGCCGTGTTTTCCGTTGTACGTGCTGTCTAAATAGACCCGCGCCCCGGTATCTGTATTTTTCACTACAACGTAGGCGTCATTCGATTGTTCTATTGCCAGATTCCCCGTCATCGTATCGCCAGATCTGGAAACCGCCGCCAGCGTCACAACCGCCGCCGCCAACTGTTGCGCCGTGATCTTCTTCGACGGCTCCCCCGTCGCCTCCGCGTCCCATATGGGGATTTCGTCGTTTGCGGTCAATCCCGCTGCGGCAAGCAGTTCGTGGATCGTCATCGCTAATTCACCTCGCTTTCATGTCAATTCTCATCATTCAGGGATATTCTCGCCTGCGTATTCCAGTAGCGCCCGGGCATTGGCCTTTGCGGACGAATCGGTAATCACCCGGTCAAACCTCTTGTTGTCGCTGATGATGCGGCCCGTCTGGTCGTCGATCTCGCTGTAGGTTGCGCTCATCCTCATGCCAACGGCGTCCTGAAATGCGGTTACACTGGTGATGATTTTCATGCTGCTTCACGTTCCTTCCTTATGTCGTCGATGTGCTTCGCGGCGTCCTCGCCGTAGGTCTGTTGGGGTACTGTGAACTTCTCGTCGTTGCGGTCAAGGCGGCGCTGGTCAACGTCGGCCTGCTTGCCCTTGATCTCCCATCCAAAGGCCAGCCCCGGCGTCCCCGCCACCACAAACCAGCCGCCTTTGCGCTCCTGCACGTAGCAGTCCCCCGCGCCGTAGCGCTGCAAGAATACCTGGTAATTATCAGTCGTGATGGTCTGCGCGAATATCGGGTCGATGGTCACATAGCAAAGCCCGTCGTCGCCAATGACGGCTTCGCCAACGTCGCCGAAGAGGGGTGATGGGGTTTCGTAGCAGTAGAGGAGGCGGTCGGAGTATTGGTCGGTTGTGACGAGGCGGGATTTGGTGCCAGAAACAGATAAATCGCCACCTGTAATTACAAAATCAGTAATATACAACTCCATATACGGTCTTGCTGTTGAAGTATTGTAGCTCAATAATACACTTGCTGTTCGCGAACCATTAGAGCCATTCCAAGCACGCAGCACAAAAGAACCATCTGCATTTATTCGTTGTTGTGTAGACCCTCCATATAAAGTTAAATTATTTCCACCATTATCATATAGATTAATTGACGCTGGCGTTATCATTGTCGTACGTCCATTATCATAATCTGCAATAAGCTTTATACCCCAATTATCTATTACACCAATTAATTGATTATATTGATTGTAGATCGTGATAGTGCCGTTTTGGTTGGATGCTCCGCCAAGTGTAATCGACGGCCCAATGATGCTGCCCTTGTTCAGCGTCAGACCGTTGTTGTTCCACGTTCCGATGGTGTTTCCGCTGGCGTCCTTCACCGTCAGCACACCATCGGTGTTGTTGGCTCCGCCGAGCGTCATCACGCCGCCCTGAAGCATGTTAAACATCATCTTTCCGGCGGTAATCATGCTGGCAACGATTGCGCCGTCCATCGTCATAGCAAGGTTGTACGGCCCCGCGTATCCATTGGAGCTGAAGCCGAATCCGCCACTGTTCCACCGCCAGACATTGACCGCCGTGTTTACGTTGTCGGTGTCCATGATGACGATCTCCTGCATCTCGCCGTTGGCGTCGTAAATGAATCGGACGTGCCCGCCGTTCGCGCCGGTGATATGCTTGGTGGCATCTCCAATCGCCTGTTGCATCATGGAGATGGTCGGCATGTTCTGGGTGATCTCTTCGACCTGGGCCGTGATTGTCTGGGCGAAAGAGGTCTTGGGCTTGCCCAGCTCGATCTCGTCATAGCGCTCAGTCAGCACGTTATACACGACCCGAACGACCTGCATCTTTACGGCGCTGACGCCCAGCGGGCCGCAATACACAGAAACCCGGTCACACAGGCTGACACGCTGCAAGGCGGCGACATTCCTGTATTCCTCGGTGTCGGCGAGGTTGACAAACTTGACCGTGATGTTCTCGGACGGCAACCACGCCTCGGAGCTGTTCAGCCTGCGCAGGGCTTCGGCTTCAAGCTGGGCCTCGGTGGGCTGCGTATCAAACGCCTCGGACAAATCCATGGGCACAGGCGTGACCGGGTTGCCGACCTTGAAATAGATCGTATTGCCTGCCCTGTCGGTGATCTCCTCGCCGGATTGCGTCGTCCAGGGCACAAGGCGCGTCCCGGAGCTTACCGAAACAATGCCCTTTGACAGCGTTACGACCGTGCCGTCCTCGCCGTTTACCCAGTAGGGCGCGACGGCGTTATAGCTGCCGGACTCGTCGTAATCCTGTAAGATGTCGGTCAGGTTGACGCCGTAGCGGATGGAGACGCCGTTGTCGTTGCCCCGGTTGACGTACAGGCGCACGAGCCACCTGTCCCACTGGTACTCGCCCTTGCCGTACACGTCGAGGATAGAGCCCTGCTGGCCGCCGAGGATGGCCTTGACGGCAGACGGTACTTTGTTTTCCCACTGTCCCGATACGGCCTTGTCCGTCCAGAACGTGAACGGGCAGCGGTTGTATGTGTTGCTCGGGATCGCGTTGAGCGCAGCCACGCAGGAGCCAGCCTGCATGGGCTTGAGGATGACGCTGCCCAGCCGGTAGCTGATGTGGTGGGCGTAGAACGTCACCACGCCGTTCAGGGGGGCGCTGTGGGCGTAGATGTCGAAGGGCTGTATGTCCTTCGCGTCGTCATGGATGACGGCGATTATTCGCCCCTCCTGAATCTCCGGGTACATCACGCCGGTGACGGGATAGGTAAACTGACACTCGTAGATGCCATTGCGCTCCTCGGTCACGGTGCAGGAGATGCAGTCCGCCAGACGCCCCAAACCGTTCGAAGCGAACGCGGTTTCAAATTTCTCAAACAGAATCGGTATCACAGTTCCCACCACCTTGGCTTGATCTCAATGCGTGTAATGCCGCTGCCCTTGGTTATGCCGTTAGAGCCGGGGGCGAGCGCCGGGAAGTCGATGGCGTTGAGTGTCACCTTGCTGTCAAGAGACGTCGCGCCGTAATAGGCGCGGCCCGTCTCACAGTCAATATCGATGTAGTTATAGCCGTGGCCCGCTATCGTGATGTTTGTGCCGCCGATGCCCAGCACGCCAGCGCCGTAAACCCGAATGAGGGGCTTGGCGCTGAACCGCGTCGGGTTGACGATTGTGCCGGAGGATGTGTATGTCCGCACAGTTTCGCCGTCTGTCAAGAAGCGCTGTGGCTTACAGTTAAACGTGATCGTCCCCCGGCCTCGCTTCAGCGAGTGGAAGTCGGCGGTCATGTCGAAGGGCTCGGTGTAGGCGGCCAGGAAGAAATGACCATTGTCAAATGAGTCTTCGAGTCTCAGATAGCCCGAGCAGCTGGCCAGGTAGTTGCGCAGCGCATTAAACCATTGCAGCCCGACGTCGTTAGAGATTTGGATGTCGTACTCCCTGGGGACGTTGTCGTATGACCTTTGGTCCATCAGCAGCGCCCCGGAGCGCCCCGGCACGACGATCTCCTCGTACTTGTGCGCCGGGGCCTTGAGCATCGAATCCGTCGGAAAGACGCGCAAATGGTATGCGTCGCTCAGTATCCCGTTATAGATAAAGTAGTCGCTCATACATACGCCGCCTTTCGCTGGTTCTCCAGCCTGGTCATGATGGCCTCGATCCGCCTGGTCAGCTCCTCCATGTTCTCGCCGTCGCGCTGGTAGATGTTGAAGGTGTTGTTGTTGGTGACTCCGCCTGCCCCGACCAGTTCCCGCAGCTTGTCCTCGCTCAGCACGATCTCACCGCCGGGGCCGTCGCCGAATCCCATCAGCCCGCCCGCCGTGCCCAGCACGGTTGGGGTGGTAAACATGATGGGGGTGTCGTAGGCTTTACGGTACCAATGTACGCTCATGTTTGGGTAATATGTGCCGGATATTTCTGACCAGCTGTCAACCTGCCAGTGCGGCGTTTTGACGTAGATGCCTGAAAAGTCAAAAGCATCTTTATAGGTGTCTTTTATCCAATCGCATACATGCGTTACACTGTTGTATATGCCGTCCGCAAGGCCCCACCAGTCCATATCGCGTATTGCATAGTATGCCTGTTCAACAGGATTCTTAAAGGCGTTTTTCAGCTGGTCGCCCCAATAACTGTTAAGGCCTTCGTTTAACTTGTTATAAACGTCCTGCCCCAGGCCGCGCCAGTCGATTGCCCTGATGGATTCCCCGGCCTGCTCGACCGGGCCTTTGATCGCGTCGAATATGGATGATCCCGCGCTGCTCATGTCGTTCTTCAGCGCCGTGATCTTCTCTGTGATCGTGCTGACGCCGGAAGAAACGGCGTTTGTGACGTTGGTCATCCCTGTGGACGCGGCGGATTTAAGCGCCTTGAACGCGGCGGACCCTGTTTTTTTCAGATCGCCCTCCAGGGCGCCGGCCTTGGATGTGATCTTCTTCAGCTCGGCCTCCACGGCCTTGGTGACCTTGCTCATCCCGGTGGTGGCTGCGGTCTCGATGGCCTTGAACGCGGCGGAGCCCGCGTTTCGCATGGCGGTTTCCAGGGTCTTGGCCGTGTTGGTGATCGTCTTGATGCCGGTTGAAACGACCTTGTCGACGTTGCCCATGCCCGTGGTCGCGGTGCTCGCGAGGTTCTTAAACGTGTTGGCGACCGCGTTCTCCTGGGATGACAGCCAGGTCGAGAGGGTCGAGCCGATGCCCTTCAGCGCGTTTTCTACAGTCTTAGCCAGCGTGTTCGCGCTGGTCTGTACGTTTGTGGCGATGGTCGAGAGGGCGGTCTGGATGTTTCCGGCCAGGGTGCTCATGGTGCTCGCGATGCTGGTCCGGGCCGTCTCGATGTCGGAAACCGTGGTGCTCACGTGGCTGCCCAGGTCGTCCAGCGACGTTCCTGCGGTCTTCACCATGTCGCTGACGGCCGTACCAAATCCGGTGACGTTCTTGGCCGCGTTGTTCTTTACCGCGTCATTGACATTCTTGATCGCGGTGGCCGTGCTGTCCATGTTCGTCGCCACGCCGGCCAGGCCGGTGGCGTCGGATACCAGGCTCGCCAGGCCCTTGCCCACGTCGGTCAGCGCCCCGCCGATGTTCTTGTCTGCGGCCCATTTCGCCTCTTTGTTGATGTCTTTGATGCCATTGGCAACTGCGCCCAGCGAGGCGGCCAGGTCGATGACGCTGGTCTCGTTGGCCAGCTTGATGGCGGCATCTGCGACGGTGGCGAAGCCCTTGCCGGCCTTGGTGGCTGCATCGCCAATGCTCTCAAAGACGCCCTGTAGCTTCTCGAGGATGTTGGCGACGGAATTGTTGATGTTGACCACGCCGTCGCTGATGCTGGTGATGACGCCGCTGATGGCCTCCCCGATCGCGGTGATCGGCGTAGCCAAGGACGTATTGAAATCGGAGAACGATTTTACGATCAGCGCCAGATTGCTGCCGACGCTGTCCAGTACTCCGGAGACAGCCCCGCCGATGGTGGCGATGGCCTCCCCGATCGCGGTGATCGGCGTGGCCAGGGACGTGCTGAACTCCGTGAACGATTGGACGATCAATGTCAGGTTCGTGCCGATGCTGTCGACGATGGCAACAACAGCATCGCCGATGGTGGCCACCAGCTTCGACACCGAATCGATGATGGGCGACACGTTGCTCAGCAGGTCCGAAAATGCGGTGACGATGTCCGGCAGGTTGTCGGTCACTGCGGTGACCATGTCAGTAATTGCCGTGGTATGAGGCGCCAGCGCCTCGACGATGCTGGATATTGTCGCGCCGACGGAATCCAACAGGCCTGTGAACGCGGTGATAATATCCGGCAGCAGCGCCGTGGTCTGGGTGACCATCTCCGTGATGTCCGGGATATAGGGCGCGAGCGCCGTGGTGATGTCGGTGATCGCCGACGTGATCGTTTCCACGATGCCGTTGAAGCTGTCGATGATGCTGGGCAGCTGGGCCGTGGTCTCGGTGACCATGTTGGTGATAGCCGGGATATACGGGGCGATGGCCTCGGTGATGGCCACGATCGCCGTGGCTACGGTGTCGGCCATTGTCGTAAAGGCCGCGGCTGCCGTGTCCACGATGGGCGCGCAGGCATCGACGATGGTGGCGATGCCTTCGGACACGCCCGGGATGGCGTCGGTGATCGCCGTGACGATGTCCGTCATGGCCGTCGAGAACGCGCTGATCACATCCGGCAGCGATTCGTTGATGCCTGAGAGCAGGCTGCTGATGATATCGCCGCCAGAGCTCAGCAGGGTCGGCAGCGCTTTCGCGATGGTGCTCACCACGTTGCCCATGGCCGATGTGACCGTGGCCAGCAGCTTCGGCGCGCTTTCGGTGATGCCCTTGATCAGGCTTGAGATAAACGATCCGCCCTTGGCTATGATGTCTGGCAGCTTTTTCGCGATGCCGCCCACAAAGGACGAAACGGCCTGGATCGCGCCGTCGATCAGCTTGGGCGCAGTATCAAGGATGCCGGTCAGCAGGGTGCCGACCATGTTCGCCGCGGTGATCAGCAGGGACGGCAGGTTATTGGCGATGACCGTCGCGAAGTCGACCACCACAGAAGAGACGGACTCCATCAGCGACGGAGCGTTGTCGACGATGGAGCCGATCAGCCCGGTCAGGATCTGCAGACCCGTGTCCAGCAGCGTCGGCAGCGCGCCCAGCAGCGAATCCGCCAGGGTCGTGATGATGTCCGCCGCCATCGGCATGAGGAGCGGCAGGTTTACGCTGATCGCATCCAGGATGGCCGTCAGGATCTGGCCGCCGGTCTCCACGAGCGTTGGGATCATCTCTGTGATGGCCGTGGAGATGCTGGTGATGCCCTCTGTAATCAGCGCCGTCCCGCTCTCACTGTCGCCGCCAAAGATGGCCGTCAGGCCGTCCATGATGGACGTGATGCCCGGCATGAAGTCAGCCAGCAGGCTGTTCTTCATGCCCTCGGTAGACTGCTGCAGGTTCTGCAGGCTGTCCTGGAACGCTGCGGAGGCCTTGACGTCCTCCTCGCTCATCACAATGCCCAGGTCGTGGGCCTGCTGCTTCATCGCGTCGATGTCCTCGGCGCTGGTGTTCAGCAACGGGCCCAGCTCGGCCGCGCCCTTGCCGAACAGCTCGGTGGCCAGGCGGCTGCGCTCGGTCTCGTCCCCTACGCCCTGCAGCGCGGTGATCGTCGCGTTGAACAGGTCCTCCCGCGACATGCTGGCAGCCTCTTCTTGCGAGATTCCCAGCTTGCCGAAGGCGTCCGAGCCGTCCTCCGCGGCCTTGGACAGCTTGATCAGCGGCGTCTTCAGCGCGTCGATGCTGCTGCCGGAGTGCTGGAGGATGAAATCCCACTCCTGATAGGCGTCTGTGCTCAGCCCCAGCTTCTGGGAGCCCTTGTCGATGGCGTCGCCGAATGCCGCGGCATTCGATGTGGCGTCGTACAGGTCCGCTCCGATGCCGGCCACAGCAGCGGTGGCCGTCGCCACGGCCGCCCCTATGGCCTTCGCGCCGGAGGATATGGCCGAGCCGAAGGTCTTGCTGTATTTTTCTCCGGAGGATTTGCCGGCCTTTTCACCGGCAGGGTCTGCAGCAGTGGTCAATTCCTTGGTGATGGTCGCCTGGGCGCCCTTCAGCGACGGAATGATCATAACGACTGCCTGCGCGACCTCGATGCCGTCAGCCACTTGCTCCACCTCCTCGCTGTTGTTTCTTCTGCGCGAACCAGTTGTCCAGCTCGCTCATGGTCATGCCGTTGTTTTTGCCGATGCGGCGTTTGTCGTTGTCGCCGGGGCGCGGGTAGCGCCTGGGCTTCTGGGGTCTCTTGCGGGAGAATCCCGCGACCAGATTGGCGTTGATCTGCGCCAGTATGTCGTAGATGTCCGCCAGTATGGCGTTCGTCCTGAAACGGCTGGAGAATGCCGCGATTTCCGGCTCGATCTCGTGGGCGATGGCCCCGTCCGGCTCCACCCGATGCAGGAAAGCGCCGAGAGCGCTCCATGACATAGCGCTCCCGACGTCGTCCAGGGTGAAGCCGGTCTGCACGAGCAGGTCGCGCTCTACGGCCTCGCGGTGTTCGGTTACGAATCCTGCGAGGCCTGCGATTCCCCCAGCTGTTTGCGGCCCATGGCCAGGCCATAGGCGTTGTAGATCTCAAAATACTCCATGCCGCCCAGGCCGAGCTCTGCCAAGCCGGGGGCATATTTGAGGATGAACTCCTGGATCAGCTTGCCCCGCTTGACGATGTCCTCCTCCTCGTTGGCCTTGGTGACGAGCTTGACGTCCTCAAAGCCCAGCGAGGAGATGGCGGGCAGGGTAAATGTCTTTTCCGGGGCATCCTCGACCGCGAACACGAAATCGCGGCGCTTGCGAACGATGAAATCAGCCATCGTTTCCTCCTTAGGCGGTCGCTCCGTCGTCCTTCATGAAGGTCCAGGTATCGGCGCTCACGGTGGCGTTCCAGGTGATCGCGCTGCCGGGCTGGAAGGAGATGTCGTCCAGCGCGGTGATGAAGCCGTTGGTGGTGCCCAGCATCATGGCGTCGTCGCCGTCCTTCATGATGAACAGGAAGGCCTCTTCGCCGGACACGACGCCCTCGGCCACGGCCACGGATACCAGCGCGCCGTGCGACTGGGATGCGGCCGTTTCGGTGACGTTGTCCTCGCCGAAAATGGTCTTGAGCACTTCGGCGGTGGTGCTGATGATCGGCGCGGCCACGGTGCCGGTGGGTTCAGACTGGAGCTGGCGCCTGATCTTGTTGGCCCAGTCCTTCAGGGGCTCGCTGCTGCGGCCCGTGGACCAGGTGATGCCGTCCTCGGCGATATAGCCGACCTCTTTCCAAGCCTCGGCCAGCTCGGCCAGGGGAGACGCGGGCAGCGCGGTGCCAGCAGGGGCGTGGAAGAAATAGCCGGAAGCCTTGCCGGTGCCAAGATTCACTTCATACATGGTTTTTTACCTCCAAATCATATAATTGCGTGCTCGATGTGAGCCACGACGCGCAGCCGCGCCGAGCACATGGCCAGGTCGGGCCGAGCGGGGTCGCTGCCCCAGCTGCCCGATGAGTTCACGGATACATAGCGGATGGCCGTGTTATCCACGGCCTTGAGGATGCCGATGGCGTTGCGCAGGGTCAGGTCGGCCTCGTATTCGGTGGCCGCCCTGGCGTCCAGCACCACCTCAAAGGTGTCGATTTTGTCGCGGTCGGAGCCGCCTACCTTTGAGACGAGGATGCATGGCAGTGTGTAGTCCTTGGGCAGCGGGCGACAGTAGGCCGTCAGGTAGTCCGACAGGGCCAG